AACTGGTAATTCATAAAATCCTTTTGAGTTAGATGGTTGGCTAGTGTATGATTTAATTGTTAAAATATCGTCTAGGGTTATATTAGATGTTAATACAACTTTTTTATACACTGGTGTATTAACAATAGACCATAATGTTGGTGATAAACGTTTTCCGTTTACATAAACTTTAACTATTAAATCTGTGAGATTATCAATATTGTCAAAAATATCAATTTCAAAATTATTTGTTTTGTTAGAATTCTTATATATTCTAACAGCAGCCTGTGTATTGGTAACTGAGCTAGTTTTCCAACCGTTTACAAAAACATATTCGCCAGAGTAACTGTGTGTTAATAGATAGCCAATATCTATATTTTTAGAAACAACAGATAAGTCTTGTTTATATTCAAAACTGTCTGACCCTAAATCAAAGTTAAAGACAATATCCCCAATGTTGCTTACATTCTTGTAAGTTAGTGGAAATCCTAAAACCTTGTCTGCGATACCAGTACCTTTCTTGTAAGAAAATAACGATGTTCCAGTAAAAGTTGACCCGTAGTATACTGAGGTATCTCCAAAACTTANACCGTCTTTGTCATACACATCAAATTGAGGATTTTGATTAGTATTAGTTTTTTGCTGAGATTTTTTCCAAGTAGTTCCATCAAACCAATAAGACAAACTTTGATTCTTAATGCCATTCTTAACTAGAACTGATTGATGTGCAATGGGTTTTGAAATTTCTACCAAATGTATTTGTTTAGTGCTGTTGGCGAGATGTTGCAGTTGTAAAAAGTCAACTCGATAAATTTTGTTGTTTACTAGCGGATCGGTATCTGAGGTAAACAAAACTGTTTGTCCTTGAGACAATGCAACACCGTCTATACTGTAGCCAGCTGATCCTTCAATTGTTGAAAAAATATCAACAGTAAATGTATCAATTAAATTAACATCAGGGCCTGCAAGTGTTCCAAAATTAAATAATTTTAAATCTGCTTGAAATTCAATAATAGGCCTAGTTGCACGAGCTAGCTGATCTATATTAGTAACAGTTTTGTTGTAAGATGCAGTTAGTGAAATAACATCTTTGTGAAACCATCGATTATATCGTGACCAAGGATTTCGGTCTCTACTTGCTCTGTTGATTACCACATGATCTAACACACTGGCATAGCCGGTAGCATCACTAAACGGGCCATTATCAAAAGGCGTTGCATCAAATTTAATTGCCTCTGATACAGTGTATGGTCCTATAATTTCCAATATGCTTTCAGGAATTAGTTTAATAGCAGAGCCCACACCTTCAACATAAAATTGTCCAGTGGCATATAGTTCAGGTTCTACTCGACCGCCAAATCGAACTTTCATTCCGTTACTCAACGGAATTGTTTCATTTACAAAATATGTTTTTTTACCTAAAATGTCTTTTTCAACATTGATATATGTATTTTCATCAATGTCTTGTATTTGAAACACGCCGCCTACATCTATATCTGCTTCGCTTTGATAATACAATATGCTTGGAGAATCTAGTGGGACTTTAAAAGTTATTGTTCCGTTTTCAACAGCATATTTGTCAATGCCGTTATTGATGTATCTATTGAATCTTCCTACACTACGCTCTAGTTTGATTGAAAACGGGTGGGCTGAGCTACTGATTTCAAACTTGTACGTTTGTCCTCGGTATAGGGTTATTAGAGGATCGCGGGTTAATCCGTCAGGAGTAAACACATATTGATAGTCTGCTCCAATTTCTTGCAGTTCCACAGTGTATGTGCTGGTAACTTCTTGCTTCTGGCCAAAAATTTCTATTGAATCTGGACCGTATGGTAACCAGTAGTAACTTTGAAAGTTAACAAACTTGTCCCAGTCAATGTGCGGATCCCAAGAATAAAATTCTTGACTATTGATACGTGCATGATTAGTGGTATTTGCTCCAAACACATTAAGTTGATTAATATAATCAATGTAGTCTTTAAAAAATACAACATTGTCAAGAGAGTCTTTAATGACTACTCCTGGTTCTAATTGATAATCTTGTTTGGATTTTTCTGGAGAGGCAACAAATATATCAGATGCAACCGATGCTTTGGAATTTTGGCGACCAATATAACCATTAATTTTATCCACTGTGCCTGGCTGAAATAGCTGATCAATGGTAGCTTGTAGAAACTTTTTATTTGCTGGTGTTTGATAAAACCCAGGTAACAAATTTGCGCTGAGGCCAGTTTTTCCAACTAGGTTGGTTTTTTTAACCATTGCTTACTCCATTAATTGCACTTATTTTAATAACCATAGCTACCACCACTTGAGCCACCACTTGAGCCACCACTTGAGCCACCACTTGAGCCTCTACTTGAGCTAGTAATATTTTGTGAAGATGTAACAGATGTCAACGCAGTTCCAGTAACAGTTTTAAGATTACCTGATGTGAATCCTGATACAATTATTATATCGTCGGATGTACAGGAACTTAGAAATATTTGGTCACTAGGGCACTGGATTTCAAACAAACTGCCAAAGTATTGATTTTCTTGTTTTGGAACTATAACAAAATTTGTAACATCTGGTGATAGCTGACTCATCACGTAGGTTGACAGCTCTGTAAAATAAAATGTATCGCCAAAGTTCCAATTGTCTAGAGCAAAGAACTGATGTATTGCAGTTAGTATTCTTGATACAATATCTGAATTAGAAACTGTTGAATCAACATTTTTAATTACATTAAATGTTGCTTGCAAACTTGCTTCGGCAGTACTTCCAAATAATAATTTATAATTTATTGAGTGATAAATGATTTCATCAGACACAGATTTAATTAAATTTAAATTAGGGCCTAACAAACTATCCAATTCATTAGAACTGGGCGGTAGCGGTTTTGCAATATTTGCGCCCTGCAACCACTGCCTAAACTTGGTATCATAACTAGATGTTAGTACATATACATCAATTATATTACTTGCACTTGGATCAATCCTACTGTCGTAATCAGCACTGTGTACATACTGAAATCTTAAATTATCTCGACCAATATAAACTCTATAGTCAAGAGTTGGATTTAATTCTCCGGTACTTAGATATAATTTTTTAACAATATTAGTATCTTTAAAATAGAAATACTGACCGTCTGCATACTGTGTTAACGAACCAATTGCACTTTGAGTGGCTAAAATAATTACAGGACCAGTTGTAGAATTATTAGTTACATATTTGTAATCTTCTTGCCCTTGACTAATTAGATATTTTTTAAGAACAATATACGTTGGCGTTGCTGATGTATCTGAACCAGGGTATACGATGTCTAAGAATAATTGAGGATTATCAACCACCCCGTTGTTGTCCACATCTGCAAAAGATACTACTATTTTTTTAGAATCAATATACCCGTCTAAACCAGTGTAAGGAGCTACAATGTCCCATTTTAAATCAGTAGTAAAAGATTTTGTGTCTAACGGCAGTGTATTAATGTTTAAGATTTTTATTTCATCTTTAATCACAGAACTTGAAACAACATCATAAATTTTTGTATCAGCATCCACATAGAAATTAAGTTGTTTATCGCTTTCAAAAACGTATCTCAAAAATCGTGACGTGGTAGTATAATACTGATTATTAGTTGTAAACAAGATTAACCAGCTAGAATCTTTTTGTGAATTAGTAGCATCTCCCTGATTACCCAGTGTGAATGCGCTGGATGTATTTAAATTAGATTCAAATATGATTTTCCAAGATTGTGTTCCAGCATCGTATCTTAATCCAAACGGTTGATTTGAAAATATTAAATCAACCATTGTGGCTCGTGTTGTAGCATCAATAGTTCTGGTAAATTTTGGAATTAACTGTCCAATTACAGGATATACCCCGTTGGTAGTATCAAATGTTTGATTGATGACAATTGGCCCAAGTCCTGTTGACAACGTGCCAGTGCCCAATGCTGTGCCGTCATCCGCTACTGAAATAATTTCAACCCATACATACGACTTGGCACCTTTGCTGTTTATGTTTCCAGTTTTGATAATATTATTATCAAGTGTATCAAAGTATTGTGTTGCTGTATCAGGCACCACAAACTTAACTAGTGATCCTGGAGTTAAAAATCTCAAATCTGTTGCTGAGTATGAACCAACTTTGTAAGGTGTAGAATTGTTGCTTGCACCAATATAACCACTTGAACTGTTGCTGTCAGTAGTTACATTGTACCATATAATTTCTAAACTCACTGTGAGATAATTTATAAAATTGCTATAATAAAAATTTCTTAAATCCGTGGTTTTTAGAATTTTATAAATGTCACCATAGATAATTCCTTCAATGTCAGTCTGAGTTAGGTAGGTAAAGTTAGACGAGTAAGAATAATTTTCTTTATACAAGACGCCATCGTCTGCAAATAAATTTGTACTACTGTACTTTCCAGTTGGATCTGTCAAGTCAAAGTATCTACTGATACCACTGCTTGTTCTATTAACAGCCTTTACTTTTGCAACTTGGGTAGATGCTGATAGCGGACTGACATTATAATCCTCGCCAGTAATCATTCTATTTTGTGTATAATATGTCTGGGGAGCATTGGCCTTGATGCTTGCNTTGGTCTCAGTTATGNCTGCATTAGACGAAGAAGAAGTAAGACTTAGGTTAATTGATAATGTTTCATTTTTACCTTGTGCTGAAACATACGGAATATTAACACTGACATTTCGTATATCTGTTGGATTAATTGTGTAAGTTAAATTATTGCTGGATCTATAATAAACTCTAAAATTCCCAACAGGTAAATTTCCAAATATGCCGTCACTGAATTGCAGGGCAATTGAATCTCCCGCACGAGTTGCTACACTATAAATGTTTTTAATTTTACTGCTTAAACTATTATAGATAACATTATTTCCAGTAGTGCTTGGCACTNGAGTCCATAACTCTGATTCGTTTCCGTTTTGATCTAAACTGTACAACCACACATCTGTGTTATTAATATTTTGTGTATCAACATTGATTGACTGGTTTTTACTGGGCTGATTAATCACAAATGTGCCTTGGTTTAAGCTACCTTGTGTAAAATTAAAGAAAAAACCTGTGCCAACGGAACCAGATCCGTAGCCGTCGTCCTTAAACACACATGCAGGGCTGTTTCCAACTTTTGGAGATTCTTCGTATATAAAAGTTTTATTTTTAAATGTTGTACTGGTAATTTCAAAATTCATCAAACGGCCGGCAACTGTTTTAGAAAATGCGTACACAGGCAGTGCGCTTCCTACTCCATTAAATCTATATTGACTTGTTGGTGTGCCATATATTTCAGCTGAATCGCTGGGATTTCCAAACTGCTGTGTTGACGGCATTGCGGCATTTACTACTTTGATAAACTGGTCGTACCAATTGGCATTGCTTGGATCATTCCAGGTAATATACTGACCTGCTAAATTTCTTCCGTTGCTGTCAATAACACTTTCAGTAGTGCTGATGGTTGTGAATTTTAAAAGTCCAGTTCCAGCGGTGTTTCTACTGGCATTGTAACTGACCAATCGTGCCAGGCGTAATACGCTGTCGCGTCGTTCTGCCAGTTCTAAAAAGTTTTCACGAGCATTTAAATCAACGCGAAACGCAATGCTTTGACCAATATAAGCAATTAAATCAATAAGTGCTAGATACTCTGAACTTTCAATATAATCATTAAAATCTTCTGGGAAATTTGTGCGGATATAGTCAATCATTGTCCGGCGCAAGTTATCAAAGTCATAGCTTTGAAAGTCTGCGTTTTTAAAAGATTGATAAACTTTCTTCCAATCTTCAGAAACTAACAGGTTGTTTTGTCTATCTGTTGAGCTCATAATATTTCCTAGTATCAGTATTTATTGATTAAAATTATATGCATACATTATCATGTAGTGAGTAGTCCGTTGGCTTGATCAAACTTCAACTGTAGGCTTTGTTGAATGTTGTAAGGCACATACTTCAATGTGCATTGTATTTGTAAACCTGTGTCGTACGGCGTTACCAACACATTTCCAGCTTGTATTCGGGGGTCGTGGTTGAGTATTTCATTAACATTTTGTACAATAAGACTTTTTAGTTGTTCAGTCAATGGCTCGAACAACAGGTCCCAGATAATAGTTCCAAAACGAGGTTGCATCAATCTTTCGCCTTGTCTTATGTG